ACTAAAATAAGTTTACCATTTTGTTAGTAAACACATACCTACCTGTGTATAATTGATAGGCAAGCAACTAATAATCTAATAATTTAGATAGGCATCACATTTTACTTAACTTAAAAGGCATCTTAAAATGGCATCATTGGCAGAAATCCGTGCTCGTTTAGCACAAGCAGATAACAAACAAACAAATCAATCACAAGGCGACAACTCGATTTATCCACATTGGAATATCGCAGAAGGCACCTCAGCAATACTCAGATTTATCCCAGATGGTAATACAAAGAACATATTCTTTTGGCAAGAACGTGCCATGATTCGTCTTCCATTTGCTGGAATTAAAGGCGAAGCAGAATCAAAACAAGTACAAGTTCGTGTTCCATGCGTAGAAATGTGGGGCGACGTTTGTCCAATTTTATCAGAAGTTCGTACTTGGTTCAAAGAAAAATCCATGGAAGAAATGGGTCGTAAATATTGGAAAAAGCGTGACTACATTTTTCAAGGTTTCGTGCGCGAGAATCCTCTTGCAGACGATAAAATTCCAGAAAATCCAATCCGTCGTTTCATTATTGGTCCACAAATCTTTACTTCAATCAAAGCAGCAATCATGGATCCAGATATGGAAGAAATGCCAACAGATTATCTTCGTGGATTAGACTTTCGTATTAGCAAAGGTTCCAAAGGTGGATTTGCTGATTATAGCAGTTCTAAATGGGCACGTAAAGAGTCAGCACTGTCAGAAGCTGAGCAAGCAGCAATTGAACAATATGGGCTGTTTGATTTATCATCATTTCTACCTAAACGACCAACTGATGTTGAGATTAATGTTATGAAAGAAATGTTTGAAGCTTCGGTAGATGGACAAAGTTACGATACCGAGCGTTGGGGGCAATACTTCCGTCCAGCGGGATTGCAGGCACCTATGGGATCTTCACAGTCAAGTTCAGTTTCTAATGCAGGAAGTGCATCAACTGTTGCTGATGATGAAGAATTTGAAACTCCAAAGGCAAGCATTGTTGTAAAATCAAGTAGTTTTGATGATGACGATGATATGCCGATGGCATCTGCTCCGGTATCAACTCCAGCACCATCTTCGGATAAAGCACAAGATATCTTGGCACAAATCCGAGCACGTCAAAAGGCCTAAGCACTAAGCCATCAATAATACAGGGAATTATCCCTGTATTATTAGCAGTAAAAAATAAAAGGATTATAAATGGCTAAGCCCTATGACTTTAGCAAATTTAGAAAAGATATTACCAAATCAATTGAAGGTATGTCTATTGGTTATAACGATCCAACTGATTGGATTTCTACAGGCAACTTTGCATTAAACTATCTTATTAGCGGAGATTTTAATCGAGGTATTCCACTTGGCAAAGTAACAGTATTCGCAGGCGAATCTGGTGCTGGCAAAAGTTATATTTGTTCAGGCAATATAGTTAAAAATGCACAAGATCAAGGTATCTTTGTCGTATTAGTTGATACTGAAAACGCCTTAGATGAATCTTGGTTACAAGCCCTTGGTGTTGATACTAACGAAAGCAAATTACTTAAACTTAATATGGCTATGATAGATGATGTAGCCAAAACAATTGCAACATTTATGAGTGATTATAAAACACTACCAGAGGGAGAACGTCCTAAGGTTTTGTTTGTTATTGACTCTCTTGGTATGTTATTAACACCAACCGATGTCAAACAGTTTGATGACGGTGATATGAAAGGTGATATGGGTCGTAAACCTAAGGCACTTACTTCATTGGTGCGTAATTGTGTAAACATGTTTGGCAGCTATAATGTTGGCATGGTATGTACTAATCATACCTACGCAAGTCAGGATATGTTCGATCCAGATGATAAGATTTCAGGTGGTCAAGGCTTTATCTATGCTTCTAGTATTGTTGTTGCTATGAAGAAAATGAAGTTGAAAGAAGATGAAGATGGCAACAAAATCTCCGATGTAATGGGTATTCGTGCTGGATGTAAAGTAATGAAAACACGATATGCAAAACCATTTGAAGGTATGCAGATCAAGATTCCGTACGAAACAGGCATGAATCCATATAGTGGCATGGTAGATTTAGCTGAAAAGCGTGGCATGTTAAAAAAAGAAGGTAATAGTTTAGTATTTGTTACTCCTGATGGGGAAGTTATTAAACAATTTCGCAAAAAATGGGAAGCTAATGAAGACGGTTGCCTAGATAAAATTATGGAAAATTTTTCAAATCAACCGGAAACAGTAAGTAATGATGACATAATTATGGAGGAATGAAAATGTCAGTTGATTTATCAAGAGAAATTTATAACGAATTAAAGCGTTTTATCAATGTAGTTGATCGTGATGAAGCAGCAGAAACATTAGTATCAGTGCTAATTGATAATGATATTTCTGCCGATGATATTAAAGATGCATTTAAGGGCGAAACAGATATTAAAAGAGCCCTTGCTAGTTACCTTAAAGATCATGAGGATCCAGAAGAAGAAGAAGACTACGATGATGAAGATGAAGAATATGAGGATTAACTGTGTGGTATAGTCGTGTCACAGCTAATCTTGGAATAATACCAGATTTTATCTCATACTATGAAGCTGAGCACAAAAATGCCAAACAAGAATGCAAGGTAATTGGTGTTATTGAAAAAAATATTACCAATCTGCCTGGCATTACTGAGCACAGATTTAATCAACTTCAAGAAATTGAAGCAGTATTGCATTATCTTAATATTCAATTACGTAAGATACGCCGCAAACATTTTCAAAAATACTTAGAAGGATATGCTCGTGCTTTGACTAGCCGTGATGCTGAAAAATATGTAGATGGTGAAGATGAAGTTATTGATTTTGAAACATTAATTAATGAGGTAGCTTTATTACGAAATCGCTACTTGGGTATTATGAAAGGACTTGAGTCTAAAAACTTTATGCTAGGGCATGTTGTTAGACTTAGAGCAGCGGGAATGGAAGACGTACAGGTATAAAATGTTTAGAAACGAAGATGAATCACACCAACATAGTTTACAAACCTTGAATCAATTATATGAATATGACGATTTTATGTTGTCTATACGGTCAGTAGTTGATTTAGGATGTGGATCTGGCAGAGATTTAGAGTGGTGGGCAACTAGAACTACTAGAGATGAACACTCTATGCCACTCAATATTAAATGCACGGGTGTAGATATTCTTACCCGAATGCCAATGGCCACCAAATATCCCAATATGCTATATCAGCGAACTGATTTTGAAGTTAAAATTAATCCCCCTGCCGAAAAATTTGATATACTTTGGTGCCATAATGCTTTTCAGTATGCAATTGACCCAATAAAAACTCTGTCATACTGGCGAGAAATTAGTGCTGAGGGCGCAATGTTAGCAATTGCTGTACCGCAAACTACTAATATTAGGCATAAAGATTTAGATTTTACTCAGACAGATGGTTGTTTATATCATTATACCATGGTAAATCTTATTCATATGCTGGCAATTACGGGATGGGATTGTAAATCAGGATTTTTCAAAAAAGATTCAACTGATAATTGGCTACATGCTGTTGTATATAAAAGTAATCACGCACCTTTTGACCCGAAAAAAACACGATTATATGATTTGGTAGAAGCAAAATTACTACCTGAATCAGCGGATAAATCAATATTATCCAAGGGATTTCTAGATCAAAAAGATTTAGTTTTGCCGTGGTTAAATAAAAGCTTGTCTAGCATGAATACTCAATAGTAGATTGACAATAAAATCAATATAAACTATAATAGTTTTATCCTAAACAAACAGAGCAGAATATGAATCCAAATGACACAGTTTATGTAACTTATACAGCCTATGAAAAAGGCACTACCAATGTTATCAGCGAAGGTACTCTGCCATTTCAGGGCATGACATGCTGGAATGCAGAACAAACAGTAAAGACGATGTTTGGCTCATTAGAAGTTTGTATTCGTTATTCAAATGTTGGTCGGCCTTAATATTACTATGATATATTCAATATATAAGTAAACAGTAGCTCCCTGTATTGCAATAAAAAGCAATACATTTTATCAGGTGTCACCAAAATGGCACCTGTTTTTTTGACTTATCATAATAAATGTGTTACTATAACAACATGAAAACACATCAATATGAAAACAGCAACAATAATAATTAAAGACGAAGTTAATATCAAGATTGAAGGACTTGAACTTGATGTTCGTAAAAAGTTAGTCAATACTTTTAAGTATGACGTGCCTGGCGCTAGATATCAACCATCAGTAAGACTTGGCAGATGGGATGGCAAAGTGGCATACTTTCAATTAGGAGGAAGTACTTATACTAATTTGCTTCCTGAAATTATACCCATACTAGAAAATTATAATTATAATATTGAGCTTGATGATCAACGAGATTACTCAACTAACTTTACATTTGAAAGAGTAACAGAAGAATCATTTTCGCATATTAATTGGGCAGAAGGTCATCCTATGGCGGGACAGCCCATTAAGTTGCGAGATTATCAAGTTGAAATTATCAATAACTTTTTAGAAAATCCACAATCAATACAAGAAATTGCAACGGGCGCGGGAAAGACAATCATGACAGCTGCCCTAAGTCAGAGGTGCGAAGCACATGGTCGAACCATAGTAATTGTGCCTAACAAATCCCTAGTCACTCAAACAGAAAAAGATTATAAGGGACTAGAGTTAGACGTAGGTGTATATTATGGTGATAGAAAAGATGTCGGCAAAACACATACTATTTGCACATGGCAAAGTTTAAATGTCCTTTTAAAAAATACTAAGAATAATGAATCAGATATTAATATTCATGAATTTTTAGAAGGAGTAGTGTGTGTCATGGTGGACGAAGTTCATATGGCCAAGGCTGATGCACTTAAAACTCTGCTTACTACTGTAATGAGTCGCATGCCAATTAGATGGGGATTAACCGGCACTGTGCCAAAAGAACCATTTGAATTTCAAGCACTAAGATGTAGTTTAGGATTAGTTATTAATCAATTATCCGCAAGCGAATTGCAGGATCGTGGCGTATTAGCGCAATGCCATGTGAATATTGTACAGATGATTGATCATGCAGAGTTTAGTAATTACCAAAGTGAGTTAAAGTTTTTATTAGAAGATGGTAAACGTCTAGAAACGATGGCCAAACTTATAGCAAAGGTAAACTTAACGGGAAATACATTAGTATTAGTAGATCGCGTGGCAGCAGGACATACCCTGGTAGATCTACTAGGAGGTAATGCGGTATTTGTTAGCGGGGCAACCAAAGGAACTAAAAGAGATGAAGAATATAATGAAGTCGCAACTAGCACAGATAAAATTATCGTTGCAACTTACGGTGTTGCCGCTGTCGGAATCAATATTCCTAGGATCTTTAATCTGGTACTTGTTGAGCCTGGTAAATCGTTTGTTAGAGTTATACAAAGTATAGGTCGAGGTATTAGAAAAGCGGAAGACAAAGATCATGTGCAAATATGGGATATAACATCAACCGCAAAATTTGCCAAGAGACACTTATCTAAACGTAAGGCATTTTATCGTGACGCAAACTATCCTTTTACTCAAGAAAAGTTAGAATGGAAATAAAATACTTGCTATATGTAAAATTGTATTGTATAATAAC